TGGGCGATAAATCCTGTGCCTCATCAACAAAAGCTACGTCAAATTTTGGACACAATTTAGACACAATAAATTTTTCTATCATGTCTGTAAAATCTACCAGTTGAAACGCTTCTTTGTAGTTTTGTACTTCATCACAAATAATTTTTAACAATCTCTTGTCCATATCCTGTGAGTACATGTCAGTATTATATTCTTCTTCTATTGTAATATTTTTTATTCTGGCTGCATTTATTAAATTAAAATACTCACTATCAGAATTTATAAATCCTGTAGATTCTTCTCCGTTAGAATACACTGTAACTTCTATACCTAGTTTTCTACCTATGTCTTCGTAGTGTTCGTCCTGCATAACCTGTGCTTTCTTCATACCAAGTTGGTTAAAAGCAAGAGAGTGTAGGGTCCTAAAATGTTTAAGATCTTTTCTTTCAAAAGCTGTGTGGTAGTCTAGCATTCTATCGATAGCTTCGTTTGCAGCTTTAGTTGTAAATGCAAAGTATCCTATCTTATCTATGGGTGTGCCTAGTTTTAAAAATGTTTTAACATATTTTAATAGTTTAGTTGTTTTCCCTGTTCCCGGAGGCCCGAATAATTTTCTACTAATCATATTATGTCCGTCTTATGTTTTGTTTTAGTATGATGTATTGGTACTTCTTCAAATGTTTTTATGTTTATTTGTATTATATTCTTTGTTGATGAATGATATTTACCAGATTCTTTTGACGGAAATCTTTTCTGTTCTAAAAATTCTATCTCACACTCTTGATACAATACCTGCATCATACGTCCTGTTTTATCTTCACTATACTTCCAGTTCTTTGCTTTTAGTTTGTCATAAAATTTATCAAACTTAAAGAATGCATAGTCACCCTCTATCAATACAGATCCAGTTTTAAATGCAGCATCACTTGTTGCCTTTGGTCCATTTATCTTTGCATGTATTACATCATGTAATTTTTCTTTTGGTGATGTGCCTACAGGTGGTTGTACAACTTTCTGTGTTTGATACAATGCATCCATAACAGTTTGTTCTTCATCATTCTTAATCAATGGTGGTAAGAATCCTGCAGCTTTTGATATTGAGTTACGTCTTTTACGCTGATCATTTAGATGTTCTACATTCTTACAATGCACTGTCGCTGTACCAATACCATCTGGTTTTGTTACATCAAATTCGTACTCTGGTTCTGGATCTAGATCTATCTTCTTTAAATTTGTTAACACAGGATAAGAACCTTTTGATCCTGCCAAAACTCCAAACTTTTTCTTAACACATATACCTTTCTTACAGTTTTCACTTAATGGACTCTGTGTGCAGGTATAACCTTTAGAGCTTCTATTCCATGATTTTACTTTTTGATTTAAAAACTTTTGATCCCACGCGTTTGCATGCACACCTGCAAAATATTTTACTGGTGCATTCATAACCTTTTGTTGCCAATTGTCTGGATATTTCATCTTAACCATGACGTGATAGTTGTACATAAATCTATCTTTACCATCAAAGTTTTCGTTCTTTGATAATTTAGATATTACTGCTAAACATGGTGGACCATCTAAAAATTCTTCGTCTACACCCTCCATACTTTTGTGTTCTATTTCTTCTGTAATTCCTTTCAGTCTTTCTTTGGTAACCAGGTTTGCACTAATGACCTTCATAAATTGCTGTAGTGTAAATGGTGTACCATCTACGTTTAAAGCTTTACGCTCCTCTCCGAAGTATGGTAGATTTATAAATTGTCCTGGTCGTAGTTGACCTGTCTCACTATCTTTTGTTAGCTGTGTTTGCTTTGGAAATATTTCTGTATCTTGTTTTAGTCCAAACAAAGACAATAAATTTGTAAGAAAAGATTTTACAGTTTTAGAATCTGTAAATGTATCCATAAATAAAAATAAATGTAGTCCACCACTTTTAGATTCTACTGGTAGTAAAGGTAATTCATATTGTTGTATGATATCTATGTAATCTTTTTTGTTAAAGTCAGCATAGTCTTTTGGATCTATATCTATGACTCCAAACTTAACTTCTGAGTCTTCTGTACATGGTTGTATACCTATTGATAGTTTGCCTTGTAAATG